CTCTTGGTTTAGCACACAATGCACCAAAACCATCTGGAATAAAGTCTTGTGTATATAGACATTTTCCACAACTTAAAAAATAAAAATTATGGGAACACATAAAGGACATACTGGTCATTATACTGGTAATTACCATGGACCACGAGTAAACTCTTGGGAAGAAAAAGATGCTGAAAGAGGTAGAGAAGAAGAAAGAAAAGGTAATAAAGGTTATGCTGATGCATTATTTGATGATGCTCATGGAAGTTATAATTATGATGGAGATAATTCTACAGGTGCAGAACATAAAGGAGCTCCTCAGTGGAATTATAATACAGCACCTTCTGCAGCATATAGTCAATATGATAATATCCCACAACATTTAAGATATGGACAAATGAGCGCTGCTGCAATGAGTAATAGCGAAGCAGGGGCAAATCCTTATGCTGGAACTGGTGGTAGTGGAATTGGATTAGATGCTCAAGCTATGGGTAATCAAGTAACTGGCGAAGTGGATCCTGCTAAATTTGGTATAAATGCTAATCAATCAAGTGAATTTATTGTTAATCAAAATCAACCCCAAAATGATTTTGCTCCTTTAGTTCCTCCGCAAAATCAAAGAGGAGAGTCACAAAAAGAAAAATTCGTAAGGCATACTAGACCTAATGAAAATTGGCTAGGTTAAAAACATAACAGTAGGGAACTGTATAAAACCCAAGTCAAACAATAACAACAACAAAAACAAAAACAAAAACAAAATGGCAAAATTTATTAAATTCCGCGTTGTAAATACAGCAGCGGGTCAACCAATCAGTCCAGCTTATGATGTCTTAGTAAATATCGATGATATAGCTAAGGTAGCAGCAACAGGTGCGGCAGCAATTGGGAACGCTAAAACAGCTGTAATAAGTTTTAAAGAATCGGCTATTGGAACACCAAATGCTACTAATCCTAAGACACTTACTTTAGCAGTTAACTGTGATACAGTTGCAACTACAGGCGTGACGATGGTAGATGGTGAAACTAATACTATTTATGAAACGATTACTAAAGCAATGACAGCTAATCCAGGTGGTGTTGCGTCTACGGCACAATTACCAAAAGACAAAGCGGCTACTCCACTTCAAATGTATTGGAGCGGTGCTACTTGGGCATAATACTTTAGTATGAAACCAAGAGGACTTGGCGATAGAATTGAAAACATTACAAAAGCAACGGGCATTAAGTCTGTAGTTGATACTATATCAACCGCGACTAATGTCCCTTGTGGATGTAATAAAAGAAAATCAATTTTAAATAAAATGTTCCCTTCAAAAAACTAATATGGCTTTTAAACTAAGTAATCCCCCGTATTCTACAGATAATGTTCCTGTTTACCATGTTGATATGGAAGATGGAGTTGCTGGTAAAGCAAACAATAATGGAACTATTATTGTAAATAAAGATATGGATCCACATCAAATAGATGAGATTGTAGCACATGAAAAAATTCATATAGAACAAATGAAACGTGGTGATTTAAATTACGATGAAGAAAATGTATATTGGAAAGGAAAAACTTATCCAAGATCTAAAATGAAAGAAGGTGCAAAAAATCTTCCATGGGAACTGGAAGCATATAAAAGATCATAATGGCAAAAAAGAAATTTAAAGAAACAACTGTTGGACAATTATTACTTGGCGCCGCTTCTATTATTAACCCTACTTTGGGTAATATATTACAAGGTGTTACATCACCAAAAGAAGCTATAGCAGAAATTACAAAATCTGGCGTGAGTGCAGAAGATAAAATTAAACTGCAACAATTAATATATGATCAACAAAATAAAGAACTAGAAGCTATCACAACTAGATGGGAGGCAGATTCTATGTCCGATTCATGGATGTCGAAAAATGTACGCCCATTAGTATTAGTATGGTGTATATGTATATTTTCACTAGCTGGTATTTTAGATAGTGTAGAAAGTATACCATTTCATATAAATAATACATGGAATGATACTTTTGAAAAGGTCATGATGGCCGTCGTTTTAGCCTATTTCGGCGGACGCACAACTGAAAAAGCAACTAGTATTTATAAACAAAAATAATAATTAACAATAAAAAAAAATTAAAATGGGATATTTTGGAAAAGCTTTAGCAATATCTGGATCAGCTACCATTGATGGAATTCCTGCGTGGGAATTTATGAATCAAACTGGGAGTTTAGGAACATATTTAGCAGGTTCTGCTATTTATGTTGGTGACAGTACTGGTGCTCAAACAGCAGTTGTTATTGTAGCCGGAACACTAGGTGCTCAAAACACAGTAGTTGGTTTAACTATAAGCGACGGTGGTACAGGTTATACAGGTGCTGTAGGAGTTGCTACAACAACTAATGGTGATGGTACAGGTTTAACAGTTACTACAACTGTTACCGGAGGTGTTATTACAAGTTTAACTATCGCGGCTGCAGGAACAGATTATAAATTAAACGATACTATAACCGTTAGCGGTGGTGGTGGTAACGCTACTTTAAATGTAGATGATGTAAGAAGTTTATTACCAGTAGTTGGTGATGCAGTAACATTCGACGATGTACAAGCTGGAAGCGTACTACCTGTGTATGTAGATTACGTATTAAACACTAGTACAGCAGGCGGTTTTATAGCAATGAGAAATGAGACGTAAATTACTTTTTTACGTGTAATTATATAAATAGAATATTAATCAAATTAAATCAAAATTATGACAAAAAAAGAAGAAAAAACAGTAAATAAAATTACTGATGAACAATTATCTAATATAACTACTAAACAGGCTCAAGTTAACGATGCTTTACATCGTATTGGAGTATTAGAAGTACAGAAAGAAGGAGTTAAACGTGTATTTGAAGGTTTTTCAAAAGAAATGGAAGACATGAAAAAGAAATTAGAAGAAGAATACGGCCCGGTAAATATAAACCTACAAACAGGTGAGTATACTCCAATAGAAAAAGAAGAAGGAGAAGAAAAAAAGGGTGACAAATAATATTAGAAAGATCAGTATTGGATCTGATTATAAAAATGACGCTATGCACTATGCTTTAGGGCAACAAGTGTATGGCGGTCATATGATTTCTCATATTTTATTTGAAGAGGCTGATAATTCTTATAATATTTATATTAAAAAAAACAACGAAGTATTACCATGGAAAAAATTTAATTCTCATATGGCAATATCAGTTGAATATGATTTAGAATATTAATGAAAAGTTTATATGATTTTATTATAGAACCTTTAGGTGATAAATATAAAAATGAAATCCAAGTAGGTGATAAAAAAGTAATCGTTAATACTCAAATTGAATCTTGGAAATTTGTTAATAGATTAGCAAAAGTAATTAAAACTCCTTTAGCTTTTAAAACTGAAATAAAAAAAGGTGATATTGTAATAGTCCATCAAAATATTTTTAGAACTTTTTATGATATGCGTGGAGAGAAGAAAAAAAGTAGATCATGGTTTAAAAATGATTTATACTTTTGTTCACTAGATCAAGTATATTTATATAAAAATTCTACTGGTTGGCATACTTTTGGTGATAGATGCTTTATTCAACCCATAAAAGATACTAATTCTCTAACATTAAACAAAGAACGTTCATTAATAGGTATATTAAAATATGGTAATAGTTCTTTAGAAGCGCTAGAAATCAACGAGGGAGACTTAGTTGGTTATACTCCTAACGGAGAATGGGAATTTTTAATTAATAAACAGCGCTTATATTGTATGAAATCAAATGATATTGTTATAAAGTATGAATACCAAGGAAACGAAGAAAAATATAATCCAAGCTGGGCGTATAGCAGTTAAAGAATTAATTAAAGTTGCTAAAGAACCCATTATAGATTTTGGACCAGATATTTCCGCAGATAGATTAAAAAACGCTGCAGCTACTAAAAAACTAGCTATATTCGATGCTTTTGAAATTTTAAATAGAATTGAAGAAGAAGATAATATGTTAGAAAATAAACCTAAAGAAGTTAAGAAAGAAAAAGTTTTTAAAGGTTTTGCAGAAGGGAGGTCTAAATAATGTACGAACAAGAATTATACAAAATCCTACATGGTTATATTAAACCTAAAATTCTTAAAAGAATGAATAGGTATAGTAAATGGGAGTATGGTTACAATGAAGAACACGATATAATTGTAATATCTAAGACTGGAAAAATAGGTGAAATATATGAGATACAAAATCTTAAAATAGCTTTACCTAAAGAAGAAAAAGTTCATAAATTTGAAAATAATAGATGGACTAAAACTGAATATCCTAAACCACTTACAAGAATTAAAACAGTATTTCATTGGAGAGAATATCCAGAAGATTTTAAAGAAAAATGGTTTGGATATATTGATGAAGAATTTAAAAAACGTGAAGAAGGTTTTTGGTTTTATAATCAAGGTAAACCTACTTATCTTACTGGCACTCACTATATGTACTTGCAATGGAGTAAGATTGATGTTGGACCACCAGATTTTAGAGAAGCCAATAGATTATTCTTCTTATTCTGGGAAGCTTGTAAAGCAGATACCAGATGTTACGGAATTTGTTATCTTAAAAACCGTAGATCAGGATTTTCTTTCATGGCCTCAGGAGAGGTAATAAATCTAGCAACAATATCTAGCGATTCCAGATATGGAATATTATCTAAAACTGGACAAGATGCAAAAAAAATGTTTACTGATAAAGTTGTACCAATTTCAGTTAATTATCCATTCTTTTTTAAACCGATTCAAGATGGTATGGATCGACCTAAAACAGAATTAGCATATAGAGTTCCAGCTTCTAAATTTACTAGAAGAAGTATTGAAACCGGAAGCGAAATGATAGATTTAGAAGGATTAGATACAACTATTGACTGGAAAAATACAGGAGATAATAGTTATGATGGAGAAAAATTAAAACTATTAGTTCACGACGAAAGTGGTAAATGGGAAAGACCAAATAATATATTAAATAACTGGAGAGTTACTAAAACCACTTTAAGACTTGGTAGTAGAATTATTGGAAAATGTATGATGGGTTCTACTTCAAACGCATTAGATAAAGGAGGTAGAAATTTTAAAAGACTATATGATGACTCAAATGTTACAAAGAGAAACGCCAATGGACAGACTCGCTCAGGACTCTATAGTTTGTTCATACCTATGGAATGGAACTACGAAGGATACATTGATGCTTATGGCATACCTGTATTCGATACCCCAAAACAAAGCGTTAAAGGCCCACATGGAGCCGATATTAAAATTGGAGTAGTAGAGTATTGGGATAATGAAGTTGAAGGTTTAAAAGATGATCAAGACGGTTTAAATGAGTTTTATAGACAATTCCCAAGAACTACTAAACATGCTTTTAGAGATGAATCTAAAGAATCTTTATTTAATCTAACTAAAATATATCAACAAATAGATTATAATGAAGATATTAAAAATTCCTTAAGTGTAACTCAAGGAAGTTTTATATGGGAAAATGGAGAACAAGATAGTAGAGTAATATTTGTTCCAAATAAACAAGGTAGATTTTTAGTAAGTTGGGTTCCTTCTGAATCCCTACAAAATAGAAGATACATCAAACATGGAGTAAATTATCCAGGTAATGAACACATGGGAGCATTTGGATGTGACCCATATGATATATCTGGAACAGTTGATAAAAGAGGATCTAATGGATCTTTACATGGATTAACTAAGTTTTCTATGGAAAATCATCCTGCAAATCATTTCTTTTTAGAATATATAGCTAGACCTCAAACAGCTGAAATATTTTTTGAAGATGTATTAATGGCGTGTGTATTTTATGGAATGCCAATACTAGCAGAAAACAATAAACCAAGACTTTTATATTATTTTAAAAGAAGAGGTTATAGAGGGTTTGCAATGAACAGACCTGACAAAAGAAGAAATAAATTATCAGTTACAGAAAGAGAAATAGGTGGTATACCTAATTCAAGTGAAGATATTAAACAAGCACACGCTTCAGCAATTGAAACATATATAGAACATTATGTTGGTTTAAAAGAAACCGGATATGGAGATATGTATTTTCAAAGAACATTAGAAGATTGGGCAAGATTTAATATAAATAATAGAACTACTCATGATGCTTCTATTAGTTCAGGATTAGCTTTGATGGCGTGTAATAAACATAGATATACACCCAACAAACCTATATTAAGAGAATCTGTAGATTTAGGTATAAAAAGATACGATAATAAAGGATATACATCAAAAATTATAAGTTAAATGAATATATATACTAACACCAATAGCCCTTTTCCTAGTCAAGTAGTAAGCGATGCTGAGAAAGCTACTTGGGAATACGGTGGACAAGTTGCTCAAGCAATAGAACAAGAGTGGTTTCGCACAGGAAGAACTAATGGTAATAGATATTTAACTAGTTGGAATAATTACCACCAATTAAGATTATATGCTCGTGGAGAACAATCTATTCAAAAATATAAAGATGAATTATCTATTAATGGTGATTTATCTTATCTTAACTTAGACTGGAAACCGGTACCTATTTTATCAAAATTTGTTGATATAGTGGTTAATGGTATATCTCAAAAAACTTATGATATAAAAGCTTATGCTCAAGATCCTGAATCAATAAAGAAAAGAACTGAATACGCTTCTAAGATTTATGAAGACATGATTTCACAAGAGTATTTAAATACATTAAAAAGTACTCTCGGATTAGATTTATACCAAACTCCTAATATAGATATTATTCCTGAATCTAAAGAGGAATTAGAATTACACATGCAGTTAAAGTATAAACAATCTATAGAAATAGCTGAAGAAGAAGCTATATCTAGTGTTTTAGCTCAAAACAAATATGATCTTATTAGAAGAAGATTAAATATGGATTTAACAGTATGTGGAATCGGAGCTGCTAAAACTAGTTTTAATACAGCTAATGGAGTAACAATAGATTATGTTGATCCCGCTTATTTAATATATTCTTATACAGAAGATCCAAATTTTGAAGATATATATTACGTAGGAGAATTAAAAGCTATAACTATACCAGAACTTAAAAAAGAATTTCCTGATATATCTAAAGAAGAATTAGAAAGAATACAAGCAATGCCAGGTAATAGATCTTATATTACAGGTTGGGGAGATTATGATGAAAATACAGTACAAGTTTTATATTTTGATTATAAAACTTATCATAATCAAGTATTTAAAATAAAACATACAGAACAAGGATTAGAAAAAGCTTTAGAAAAACCTGATACATTTAATCCACCAGAAAATGATAATTTTGAAAGAGTATCAAGATCTATAGAGGTATTATATAGTGGAGCAAAAGTTTTAGGGACTAATACTATGTTAAAATGGGAGTTAGCAGAGAATATGTCCAGACCTATGGCTGATACTACTAAAGTAAGAATGAATTATGCTATTTGTGCTCCTAGAATATACAAAGGTAGAATTGAATCTATAGTAAGTAAGTGTATAGGATTTGCTGATATGATTCAATTAACTCATTTAAAACTTCAACAAGTAATTTCAAGATTAGTTCCAGATGGTGTCTATTTAGATATGGATGGACTTGCCGAAGTTGATCTTGGTAATGGTACTAATTATAATCCAGCGGAAGCTTTGAATATGTATTTCCAAACTGGTAGTGTAGTAGGTAGATCACTTACTCAAGAAGGAGATATGAATCCAGGAAAAGTTCCTATTCAAGAACTTAATTCTTCTGCAGGTGGAGCGAAAATACAAAGTTTAATTCAAACATATCAATATTATCTACAAATGATAAGAGATGTTACCGGATTAAATGAAGCTAGAGATGGAAGTACTCCTGATAGAAACACGTTAATAGGATTACAAAAAATAGCTGCTAATGCATCTAATGTTGCAACTAGACATATTGTTCAATCTAGTTTATATGTAACATTAAAATTAGCAGAAAATATAGGATTAAAAATAGCTGACGCTTTGGAATTTCCGTTAACTAAAGCATCGTTACAAAATTCTATATCTACTTTTAATATTAATACATTAGAAGAAATTGTTAATCTTAATCTTCATGATTTTGGTATATTCTTAGAATTAGAACCAGATGAAGAAGAACAAGCTCAATTAGAACAGAATATTCAAGTAGCTTTGCAAGCTCAAGGTATTGATTTAGAAGATGCTATTGATTTAAGACAAATTAAAAATCTTAAATTAGCTAATCAAATGCTTAAGATTAAACGTAAAGCTAAAGGTGCTGAAGATCAAGCTAATCAACAAGCTAATATTCAAGCTCAAGCTGCTGCTCAAGCTGATACCGCAGAAAAAACTGCAATGGCTGAGGTACAAAAACAACAGGCTATTAGTGGAGCTAATGTAGAATATGAAGAAGCTAAAAATCAAATGGAAATTCAAAGAATGCAAACAGCAGCTCAAATAGAAAGAGAAAAAATGGAAATCCAACATCAATATGATCTACAATTAAAGGGAATAGAAACTCAAGCAATGAAAGAAAAAGAACAATTAATTGAAAATCGTAAGGATAAGAGAATAAAAATGGAAGGCACTCAACAGAGTAAAATGATCTCTCAAAGAAAAAACGATAGTAATCCTATTAATTTTGAAGCTGAAGGATTAGCTACAATGCCTAAATTTTAAATTATTAATTATTTAATTATATTATATTATGTCAGAAACAAAAACAACTTCTCAAGAAGAAGTAAAACAAGAAGGTGACTTTAAAATAAAGTCAAAAAAGAAAACTCCTAAGCAATTAGGTAAACAAGAACAAAAAATTACTAAAGTAAATATAAATCCTAAAGAACCTTTAATAGAGATTCCGGATAATGTTACTAAAGTAGAAATGAAAAAAGAAGAAGATGCCATTCAAATCGGAGAAACAAAGGAAGTACCTGTGGGCGAACCATCCGGAGATAGCACAGAGGTGGGAGAACCTGTACAAAAGTCCGACGAGACTACTGAAGGGTTTTCTCCGATCACAGAAATAACCGTAGAAGATACTAAACAACCAGATAATATTGTAGTTGATAAAGTATCTGAATCAGTTCCAAAAGAAGAATTACCAGAAAATATAGAAAAACTTGTAGAGTTTATGAAAGATACTGGTGGTACTATAGAGGATTATACTAGATTAAACGCAGATTATTCTAGTATAAACGAAGAGGCATTATTAAAAGAATTTTATAAAAAATCTAAACCACATCTTAATGATGAGGAAATAAATTTTGTAATAGACGATAATTTCTATTACGACGAAGAAGTTGACGAAGAGCGTGACGTCAAAAAGAAAAAACTCGCTAAAAAAGAAGCAATTGCAGAAGCCAAAAACTATTTGGAAGACTTGAAACAAAAATATTACGACGAGATCAAGTTGAGACCGGGTGTTACTCAAGAACAACAAAAAGCTATGGACTTCTTTAATCGCTACAATGAGCAACAAGAACGTGCTGAGCAACTACACGAAAATTTTAAACAAAAAACTAAAGACTTATTCAATAAAGATTTCAAAGGTTTTGATATCAATGTGGGGGATAAAAAATATAAGTATAATGTTCAAAATCGTGATACAGTTGTAGAAAATCAATCAAACATTAGCAATCTAATCGGGAAGTTCCTAGATGGAGAAGGCAATATAACAGACCCGATTGGTTATCACAAAGCAATGTATGCTGCTGATAATGTAGATCAAATCGCTAGTCATTTTTATGACCAAGGCAAAGCTGACGCTGTAAAAGACGTGGTAAAAAGCTCTAAAAATCTTTCTGATGTGAAAGCAAGAGAAGGAAATACAGGTGAAGTTTTTGTTGGAGGTTTTAAAGTAAAATCGATTAGTGGTGCAGATTCTACAAAATTGAAAATCAAAAAACGAAAATTTAACAATTAAAATTAACAAATTATGAGTTTATCTCCACAATTTGGGAGTATTGTTCCTTCGCAGGTCCAACAAACTTTAGCTAGTAATTACTTAGCTTTTGATGGTGGTGCAAATGATTTTGCGCAACAATATTTACCAGAAATTTACGAACAAGAAGTAGAGCGTTATGGAAACAGAACGTTATCTGGCTTTTTGAGAATGGTTGGGGCAGAAATGCCTATGACCTCTGACCAAGTAATCTGGTCTGAACAAAATAGATTACACATTGCATATGATAGTTGTGGTGTTGAAGCTGGTGGTGGTGCTGGAGCTAATTTAGCTTCTGTTATCAACATTGGTGGTGGTGCTACTGCATTAAACGTTATATCTGTTAATGATACTGTAGTTCTTCTAGATCCTGTTTCAGGAGTAGAAGCTAAAGGTATTGTTCAGGCTACAACGGTTGGTATAGTTGGCGGAATAAGTGGAACTATTACAGTTCAACCACTTGCTAACCAAACATTTGACACAACAGGAATTACTATTACTGGTGCAGCTGCATTAGGAAATATTAAAGTATTTGTTTACGGTTCTGCTTATCAAAAAGGAACTGCAATGACAGGTGGTACCGTTGCTAACGGAGCTGCTTCTCGAGTTTCTGTAGAACCTCAATTTACTCAATTTTCTAACTCACCTGTTATCTTAAGAGATCAATATGTGATTAACGGTTCTGACATGGCTCAGATCGGTTGGGTTGAAGTCGCAACTGAAGACGGTGCTTCTGGATACTTATGGTATTTAAAAGCTGAGTCTGAAACTAGACTAAGATTCGAAGACTATCTAGAAATGGCAATGGTTGAAGGTGAATTAAATGCTAATGCTAACGCTGCTGCAGGAACCACTACCGCTGTTTTACCTGGTACGCAAGGTTTATTTGCTGCTATTAACGCTAGAGGAAACGTAGAAGTAGGATTTACTGCTGCTGCTGGACTTGATGAGTTTGATGCAATTCTTAAAAACCTAGATACTCAGGGTGCAATAGAAGAGAACATGATGTTCTTACAAAGACAAACTGCTTTAGATTTTGATGATATGCTTGCGGGTATATCTGCAGGATTTAATGGTGGTGTTGCTTTTGGGTTATTTGAAAACTCAGAAGAAATGGCTTTAAACTTAGGTTTTAGCGGTTTCAGAAGAGGTTCTTATGACTTCTATAAGTCTGACTGGAAATACTTAAACGACGCTTCTACAAGAGGTGCTATCGTTGGAGTTAATTCAATTGAAGGTGTATTAGTACCTGCTGGAACAACTACAGTTTATGATCAAATTTTAGGAACTAACATCCGTAGACCTTTCTTACATGTAAGATATAGAGCGTCTCAAGGTGATGATAGAAGAATGAAATCTTGGTTAACTGGTTCTGCTGGTGGTGCTTACACATCTACTCTTGATGCAATGGAAGTTAACTTCCTATCAGAAAGATGTTTAGTAACGCAAGCTGCTAACAACTTTGTATTATTCAAAGGAATCTAACGATTCAATATTAATAACTATCCCTGTCTTCGGACGGGGGTAATTATTATTTTTATAAACTATTTAATTATATTATATTATGTCAAAAATAAAAGAAAAAACAGATTCACACGTAAGAAATACGTGGGAAATAAAAGATAGAATTTACTATCTAAAAGGAACAGATCACCCGCTAACATTAACAATACCAGCTAAGCATACTAAAAAACATGCTTTATTGTATTTTGATGAAGGTTCGGGAGAACAAAGAGAATTAAAATATGCTACCAATCAGGCATCTCCGTTTGTAGATGAACAAAAAGGGGAATGTACAATGGGTCATATTATATTTAGAGATGGTACATTACGTACTACAAAATCTGAAATTGCTTTACAAAAAATGCTTTCTTTATATCATCCATTAAGAAATAAAGTATACAATGAGTTTAAACCTATAGTTAAAGCTGCTGATGAATTAGATGTTATTAATTTAGAAATTGATGCTATGACAGCTGCTCGTTCTATGGACGTAGATCAAGTTGAAGCTATTCTTAGAGTAGAAAAAGGATCAATAGTAAACAACATGAGTTCTAAAGAATTAAGAAGAGATGTACTCTTATTTGCTAAAAAGAATCCAGCTTTATTTATTAATCTTGCAAAAGATGATAATGTTCAGTTAAGAAACATTGCAATTAAAGCTCAAGAAGCAGGAGTAATTAAACTAACTCAAGATCAAAGAACCTTTACATGGGGATCAACTGATAGAAAGTTAATGAATGTGCCGTTTGATGAAAATCCATATTCAGCTTTCGCTGCTTTTTTGAAAACTGATGAAGGTGTTGAAATCTTTAAATCTATAGAGAAAAAACTTAAATAACAAGTAATAATAATATAGGGGTGACAGCTTGTCACCTCTGTATTATAATAAAAAAATATAATGGCAGTAAATATAAACACAGTATATACAACAGTTTTGTACATATTAAACAAAGAACAAAGAGGTTATATTCCTCCTGCTGAGTTTAATAGTCTTGCTACACAAGTACAAGATGAAATATTCCAATCCTATTTTCCAGATGGAAATCAAGTTAATCGTCCAAATCAACAAAATATTCAAAACGATACTGAATTCTTTAATATGTTTAAAGATGTTGCATATAAATTGTATCCTTTTGAAAGAGATGCTGTATTTACTTATAACGTTGCTAATCTTGGATGGATATGGGCTAGTGAAAGCGCTACTCCTTTATATAAACCAGGTGAAATAATATCTACATATAACACAACTAATCCTCAATATGATTCTATAACTCAACTCGTGAGTAGAAGTGATTACAATAAAATCACTCAATCTAAACTAACATCCCCTACGAATCAATATCCTATTTGCTATACAACTCAAACAACTACAGTGGTGGCTCCATTAACTGTACAGCAATTGAATATAAAAGTTACTCCTTTACCTAATGTTTTAACTATAAACTGTTTATTTAAACCTACTAATCCAAGTTGGGAATTTAATGTAGGTACTTTAGGACAGTATGTTTATGATGCTACTAATTCTACTAATTTGGAATTAGATGTATCTGAGCAAACAAATATTATTATAAGAATATTAAAATATGCGGGTGTTATAATTAATGACCCTACAATTATACAAACTGCTACAGCTGAAGCACAGAAAGTAGAAGTAAACGAAAAATCTTAATAAAAAATGTCAAAAATAACTGAAACAAATCAACAATATTATCAAGGTTCACAAGGCTTTAGAGGAGACGTGGGTAATACAACTGGACAAGCTTTTACTACTACGTTTGATACTGATTTAGTATTTACTGATGCTACCTCTTGGGATCCTAACACAGCAAACTATGCTTTAAATAATTTTAAATTATATACAAGCGCGACAGGTTTTCCAGGTAGTTGGACTGAATATATCTTAGCTTATACTGTATTTAATAATGTTATAACTATAACCGCTGCTCCAGGAGCTAGTATTTATATTGTAGTACAACTTAAAATATTAGATGGAGGAATGTATGGTAATACTCCCGCTGAAGAAGCTATTGGTCAAGCAGTAGAAGATAATTATGGAGGTTATCAATATCTTAAATTAGGTGATATAATTGATAACTACATGGTTGGTTATGTAGGAGATGGAAAATTAATTCAAACAGCTAAAAAATCTGATATAGTATTTTGGGCAAAAAGATCGTTACAAGAATTTAGTTATGATACTTTAAAAAGTATTAAATCTCAAGAATTAAGTATCCCAGAAAGTTTATCTTTAATTATTCCACAAGATTATGTAAACTATGTAGACTTATCTTGGATAGATAATCTAGGTATTAAACATCGTATTTATCCTGTTAATGAATTAACTACAGATCCTTATTCTACACCTTTACAAGATAACGATGGTATACCTACTCAAGATAATTTTGGAGAAGATTTAGAAGGAACTTCACTTACTGAAGAAAAATGGAAAGAAGCTAATGTAAAATTAATAAATGGAACATGGAATACATGGGATAGTTGGTATGATTATGTTGCACAATCAGTATACGGATTAAATGGTGCTTGGAATTGGGGACGTTTATATGGATTAGATACTAAATATGCTAATCGCAACGGCTGGTTTGGTATAAATGAAAGAGAAGGTAAGTTTACTTTTTCTAGTAATTTAGTTAATAAACTTATAGTATTAGAATATATTTCAGATGGTTTAGCTTATGATTTAGATACTAGAGTTCCTAAAATGGCAGAAGATGCTATGTATAAAAGTATTTCTTATAATATATTAGCTACTAGAGCTAGTATACCTGAAGGAATTATAATGAGATATAAAAAAGATAGATATGCAGCATTAAGAAATGCAAAAATAAGATTATCTAATATTAAACTTGGAGAATTCATACAAGTTATGAGAGGAAAATCTAAATGGATTAAACACTAAAATTTAATGGCTAAAACTATAAATACTTTTTTAAAAAGTAAGTTAAATAAAGACCTAGACGCCAGAATAATACCTAATGGCGAATATAGAGATGCTAAAAATGTACAAATTAGTAAATCTGAAGGACCTAATGTAGGTGTTTTAGAAAATGTACTAGGAAATAGCATAGTATTAGATTTTGAAAAATTTATTGGAGTAGCTAATTTATCATGTATTGGTTATGTTGCTGACGAGAGTAATAATGTTGTTTATTTGTTTTTAACAAACTTTCTTGATGGAGCATTGCGAACTTATGATAAAAATAGTGAAAATTTTATTGTTAAATATGATTCATTTAATGAGGTTTCTAGTCTTTTAGTAAAAGGGGCTTTTTTAAATTTTGATAAAGGCTCACCAATATATGGAGTTAATTTATTAGAGAATTTATTATTTTGGACAGACAATAGAAATCAACCAAGAAAAATAAATGTTGATTTAGCTGATGGTCAGTATTATACTACTGAAGATCAAATAAGCGTAGCTAAATATAATCCATATCAATGTATGGATTTGTGGCAAGAAGTTGATCCAGCTACTACTCCTGAAACATATGAAACTACAATGCAAGATGTTACTAGTAAATATTATCCTAATGGTGGAATTGCTAGTGTTGAAGGTGCACAAGCCAGCGCTGCTGCCCAAGATGTAGTAGGCTTAGTAGGAGATATAATTACAGGTGGTACTACTGGTGTTATTTATGACGAGGGTTCAACCGTTGGTTATATCACTGATACAGGTGGGGATATAACAATGATAACAGGTGCTACAGTAGATACAGCAGTTTACGATTCTGGTACTGGTTTATGGACAGTAACATTAGACGGTGGTGTATGGCCTATAGTTCCTCTGGGGAAAACCTATGAATATATATTTAATCCTAATACTTATTATGATTCTGCTTTTGCAGGAGATCCAGATTATTTAGAAAGTAAATTTGTAAGATTTAGTTATAGATTTAAATTTGAAGATAATGAATATTCTCTTATGGCTCCATTTACTCAAGTTGCTTTTATTCCTAAACAAGATGGTTATTTCATGTATGTTTCGAAGAAGGATATGGGAGAAACAGATGATCAAACAGCTACTTATAGAAGTACTATTGTATCATTTGTAGAAAATAAAGTAGATCAACTTAAACTAAGAATAACATTACCATTCGCAGGTAACGCCTTATCTTCTAGTTTAAAAATAACAGAAATGGATATTCTTTATAAAGAATCTGATGGTTTAACTGTTAAAGTTATTGATAGTATTCCTGTGGCTACTATATCATCAAGTTCAGGTGCTACAACTACTTATGATTATACATACTTATCTAAAAAACCATATAAAACTCTTCCTGAAGATGAAATAGTTAGGGTTTATGATAAAGTACCAGTTAAAGCATTTGCACAAGAAATAGCAAGTAATAGAATTATTTATGGTAATTTTCAAACCAAACACACTCCTCCTTCTTCTTTAAATTATAACGTAGGTGTTGGTGATAAAAAAGATTTTAATTTACAAAATGGAACTGCTATAAGTACTACAGTGGGAACTAATATAGCTGCTGGAACATCTATAGCTATTGGTACAGTAACAGGAACTATAATAGTAGGTAGTGTTGTTACAAGCACAACGGTTGGAGTTACTATACCTGCTGATACTATTGTAACTGGTGGAAATCTTTCAACAACATTAGAATTAGATAAAATTGTTACTTTAGTTAATCCAGCTAATTTAGTTTTTACAGCCACTGGACCAGACACACAGTATGTTTCTAAAATAGAATATCCTAATTCATCTGTTAAACAAAATAGAAATTATCAAGTAGGTATTGTATTAGCTGATAGATATGGAAGACAATCTACAGTTATTTTATCTAGTAATAAATCTTCTACTACAACAGAAGGATCTACTTTTATAGGAGATACTATATATTCTCAATATCTTACTTCAGGAACAGAACAAAACGAATGGCCTGGTAATTCATTAAAAGTATTATTTAATGAAGCTATTGGTCCATCTGGACCTCCAAATTATACTTCTGGATGGCCTGGTTTATATAATGGAGATAACGATAGTTCATCTTATAATCCTATAGGATGGTATTCATATAAAATAGTAGTAAAACAAACACAACAAGAATATTATAATGTTTATCTACCTGGTATAATGGCAGCATATCCAGAAGACACTACATTAGAGTTAGGAAAAACTTCACATACTGTTTTAATTAATGATAATATTAATAAAGTTCCTAGAGATTTAAATCAAGTAGGACCTGATCAAAAACAATTTAGAAGTTCAGTAAGATTATTTGGTAGAGTAGAGAATATTGCTTTTACTCAAAACTTCGCGGCTAGTGGTGCATCTAATCCACCATTTCCAATTAATAGTTTATTATTCCCAGGAACTACGAATGATCAATATTATCCTGGTATAGGGGGATCTGATATAGTTTCTACTATATCTACAGTAAGAGATTTATTTGATTATAATCCTATAGAACCACCAAGACCTGATTATTTTTCTCAGTTTTATTTAGTAGATTCTAGTCCTTTAATAGCGAGAATTAGTACAAAAAAACAAATTGGACAAATTGCAAGTACTAATTATAATGTGGCTAGTGCTGTAGTATTTGCAGATACTGTTGCTGAAGATCCAACTACTGTTGAACTAAAAAATATAGTAGGAACTCCAATTGCTGGTATGATAGTAACAGGAAGTGGTTTACCAGAAGGCGTGACTATTGCGAGTGTTTCACTCACCAACAACGGAACAGCTATAATAAATGGTACTCAGGCTAGTGTTCCAATTGGTAATACTATAAGTTTTACTACAGCAACAGGAGACATTGGAA